ACGGTTTAAGCGCCCATCAAGCCTGCAAACAAATCGGATTGCCTCAAAGCACATTCAACCATTGGCTTAATGATGACATTAAAATGGCGGCAGAGTACGCGCGTGCGAGGGAAGACCTGATAGAACATATAGCTGCCGAGACCTTAAGAATTGCTGACACTCCTGTTGGAAGTACAGACAGCGGGGCAACCGATTCTGGCGCAGTGCAAAAACAAAGATTACAGGTGGACACTAGAAAATGGCTTTTGTCAAAGTTAGCCCCAAAAAAATGGGGTGAAAAGTTAGAGCTTTCGGGCGACCCTGACAGTCCATTGCTACAAAAAATTGAGCGTGTGATTGTCAAGAATGGGTAAAACCCTGCAAATTCAAACCCCTGAGTGGGCGCTGCCGCTGCTAGAACCTAGTCGGTACAAGGGCGCTTGGGGTGGGCGAGGAAGTGGCAAGTCGCATATGTTTGCCGAGTTAATGATTGAAGGCCACATACTTGACCAAAAGCGCAGAAGCGTTTGTGTGCGGGAAATACAGAAATCCCTTAACCAATCCGTGAAGCGTTTGCTAGAGACAAAGATTGAGGCCATGAACGCAGGAGCTTATTTTGCTGTACAGGATTCGGTCATCAAGTCCAAAAAAGGTGATGGGGCGATTATTTTCCAAGGGATGCAGAACCACACCGCCGATAGTATTAAGTCGTTAGAAGGGTACGACTGCGCTTGGGTTGAGGAAGCCCAGTCATTGAGCCAAACCAGTCTTGACTTACTGAGACCAACAATCCGCAAACCTAACAGCGAGTTATGGTTCACTTGGAACCCGAGGCAGAACAGCGACCCAGTAGATTTTTTGTTGCGTGGACCTGAACCGCCAACCGATGCCGCTGTAATTAAAGTTAATTTTGGTGACAACCCGTGGTTTCCACAAGTCCTGAAGGACGAAATGGAGTACGACAAGAGGCGTGACCCTGACAAATATCAGCACGTTTGGATGGGTCAGTACTTACGAAACAGCAACAGCAGGGTATTTAGAAACTGGAAAATTGACGAGTTTGAAGCACCAGCAGAAGCCATCCACCGACTTGGCGCAGACTGGGGATTTTCGATTGACCCGACTGTGTTGGTGCGCTGCCACATTATTGGGCGTACACTTTACATCGACCATGAGGCGTATATGGTGGGTTGCGAGATAGTCAACACGCCTGAACTGTTTATGCAAGTGCCTGAGGCCGAGAAGTGGCCTATCGTTGCTGACTCAGCCCGACCTGAGACCATCAGCCACATGAAGCGCAACGGGTTTCCAAAGATAATGACCGCGGTCAAAGGACCAAAGTCGGTTGAAGAAGGCATAGAGTTTTTGAAGAACTATGACATAGTGGTTCACCCTCGCTGTATTCACACCATTGACGAATTGAGCCTTTACAGTTATAAATCAGACCCATTAACGGGGCGAATCCTGCCGCAGCTTGAGGACAAAAAGAACCATGTTATTGATGCTTTGCGGTATGCGTGTGAAGGCATCAGGCGGGCAGCGGTCACAAAACCAGCTACATTTACGCCATTGCCCAATGTCAAACGCTGGTAGATAATCGCTTCAAAGGACAAATATGGCACGAATACCCAACGACCAACGCCTTGCCAATCTGCACGCTGAAGCACTGCGTCAGTTTAACGATATACAAACCGCCTTGCGGGATGAACGTCTGCAATGCCTGCAAGATCGTAGATTTTATTCGTTATGTGGTTCTCAGTGGGAAGGTCCACTGTATGACCAGTACGAAAACAAACCCAGGTTTGAAGTCAACAAAATCATGTTGGCTGTTATTCGCATCGTTAACGAATACCGCAATAATCGCATCACCGTTGATTATGTGAGCAAAGACGGGACTGAAAACGACAAACTGGCAGAAGTCTGCGATGGTCTTTATCGTGCTGACGAACAAGCATCAGTAGCTGATGAGGCTTACGACAATGCCTTTGAGGAAGCTGTTGGCGGTGGCATTGGTGCATGGCGCTTGAGAACAGTTTACGAAGACGAAGAAGACCCAGAAAATGAACGCCAGCGCATCAGGTTTGAGCCAATCTTTGATGCTGACTCAAGCGTGTTCTTTGACCTGAACGCCAAACGGCAAGACAAGTCAGATGCCAAATATGCTTTCGTGGTCAACAGTATGACCCGTGAAAGCTACAAGGAAATCTACAACGATGACCCAACGGATTGGCCTAAGATCATTCATCAATACGAATTTGATTGGGCAACCCCTGATGTTGTGTTTGTGGCTGAGTACTACAAGGTTGAGGAAAAAACCGAAGTAATCCGCATATTTGAAGCCATTGATGGCACAGAGGAACGCTACACAGCACAAGACTTTGCAGACGATGAAATGCTAGAAGAAACCCTGATGGCAGTCGGCACAAGGGAAGTTCGTCAAAAGCGCATCAAGCGGATGCGAGTTCGCAAATACATCATGTCTGGCGGTAAAGTGCTGGAAGATGCAGGCTACATTGCAGGCAAAAACATTCCAATCGTAGTGGTCTACGGCAAGCGTTGGTTTGTGGATAACATCGAGCGTTGCATGGGTGCTGTGCGTCTGGCTAAAGATGCCCAACGCCTAAAGAATATGCAACTGTCCAAGCTGGGTGAGATTTCGGCTCTGTCCAGCATCGAAAAGCCCATCATGACCCCCGAGCAAGTTGCTGGGCATCAAGTGATGTGGGCAGAAGATAACTTGCGAGATTATCCTTATTTGCTAATCAACCCTGTAACTGGCGCTGATGGCGGCACACAAATCAGTGGCCCTGTGGGCTATACAAGGTCGGCACAAATCCCACCTGCAATGGCAGCACTTTTGCAGATCACAGAACAGGATATGCAGGACATTTTGGGCAACCCACAAGGGGCTGACAAGATGATTTCAGGCGTATCTGGCAAAGCGGTTGAGTTGATTCAAACTCGTGTCGATATGCAGACGTTCATCTACATGAGCAACTTTGCCAAGGGCATGAAGCGATGCGGTGAGATTTGGCTCGGCATGGCAAAAGAAATCTACACCGAAGACAAGCGCAAGATGAAAACCATTGCCGCTACTGGTGAGGCCGGAATGGTTGAGTTGATGCAACCCACGATTGATACCGAAACTGGTGCTGTGGTGATGGCAAATGACTTGTCTAGTGCCACATTTGATGTGGTTGCCGATGTTGGCCCATCATCTAGCAGCAAACGTGCGGCTACCGTCAGGGCTTTGACAGGAATGCTGCAGATCACCCAAGACCCAGAGACAGCCCAAGTTTTGACTGCAATGGCGATGATGAACATGGAAGGTGAGGGCGTTGGGGATGCTAATGCTTATTTCCGCAAGAAGTTACTGCGGATGGGCGTTGTTCAGCCAAGCGACCAAGAGGCAGAAGAACTCATGGCAGAAATGCAAGGCAAGCCTCAAGACCCGAACGCAATGTATTTGCAAGCCGCAGCCGAAAATGAAATGGCAAAAGCCGCAAAAGCGAGAGCTGATACTGTTGAAACCGTGGCAAGCGCAGAACTCAAACGGGCGCAAACGCTAGAGACTTTGGGCAAGGTTGAAGAGACAGCACAGGGCATGGCGATGACCAATGCCCAGGCAGTGCAAGAAATTTTGCAAGGGCAGATTGTGCAACCTGTTGCGAATCAGTAAAAAACAAGCGACAATTAAAACAACGGTTACCACCCAGCCGTTCAAAGTGGGTGAGTTGAATGGGGTCTAAGATGAATCAAAAGGCAGTAATTGATAGCAATGAAGTCGAAGTAGAAGAAGAAGAAATCGAAGTCAGCGAAATCGTTGATGACGAAGAAACTGAAGATACCGAGGAAGTTGTTGTCAGTATTGGTGAGGAAGCGCCACCTCCCGATGAGCACACTCCTGCGCCTGAATGGGTTAAAGAGTTGCGTAAGACGAACCGAGAACTGCAACGGCAGAATCGTGAATTGCAAGGCAGGCTACAAGCCGCACCACCTGAGATCAAACCAGTGGTGATAGGTAAC